CGCCGGTGGCGTCCGCCTTGAGGTCGTAGGTGATCGACGCCGGGTAGTGCGGGGCGTGCGCGTTGCCCGAAGCGTTCGCCCGCCAGTCGTTCTTGACGTGCAGCGCACCCTTCGACACCACCGGCGGCACCAGCTCGGCGAGCCGGAGCGGGGCGGCGGCGAGATCGGCGGCCAGGGCCTCGGTCTCGGCGAACATCTCGCTCACTGCGCGAACTCCGCCGTGCAGCGCAGCGCCGTCGAGGTGGTCCCGGGCTCCACGTCGGTGATGACCAGTACGCGGCCGGCCAGGGCTGGGTTGAGTGATGCGGTGATGGTTGCCTCGTCGCGCCGGGCGACCTGCGGGGGCGAGTCGCCGAGTGGGAGGTCCAGGTAGTAGCGCTGGATGTTCACCTCCGCCTCGGCGGCCTGTTCCTCGTTCCCGCGCCACGTCTTGAAGCGGCACGGGCCGGTGTAGACCGTGGTGCCGCCGGTGGTGACGTAGGACTGCGTTACCGGGTCGTAGGTCCGGGTGCCGCCGCGGGTGATGGTGCAGGTGTCGAGCATCAGCAGGGAGTGCGCGGCCCGGCCGGCTGCCAGCGCCGCACGCGGGTCGATCACGTCGTCACCGGCGGCGTGTAGGGCGTGATGGTGAAAGCGGAGGTGCGGACCGGGCGAAGCGCGTCGATCTCGCTGTCGGTCAGGTACAGCTCGCCCGCCGACAGTGCGGTATCGCGCGTGTACGAGTAGTCGTCCACTGTCTCCGAACGCAGTCCGCCCGGATTGAGCAGCACCCGCCGCACCATCGCGCAGCAGACCGCGGTCGAGGCTGCCGTAGGCGTGGTCGCGTACTGCGGGAAGCGGTCGACGATGATGGCGGTGGCATCATCCAGCCACGCGGAGGCCTGGCCTATCTCGGCGGCCGTGAGCGACCGGCCGAGCCGGACGGCCAGGTCGTCGAGAGTCGCGAGGGCCGCCATGACTCAGATCGCGAATCCGGTCGCGACGCCGTGGGCCTTCTCGTTGCCGTAGGCCAGGCCGACCTCGCCGTAGAGCTGGGTACGGTCCTTGGCGCCGGTCTTGGCCAGCGGCTCGGCGAAGAAGTGACCCTTGCCGGGGACCTCCAGGTAGACCGGCATGCACTGCTCCAGGCTGGTCACGAGGATCTTGTGCTTGGGCATGGCTCGCTCCAGCATGATGTTCAGGGTGCCGAAGTCGGTTTCGATCGTCGTCATGTTGACGCCGCCGACGTTGCGAGAGGTCTCGAAGTACTTGCCGAAGGCGTTGGCGTAGGCGGTGGTGATCGCCCGCTTCTGGGAGGAGCCGACGACGATGGTCCCGGTGGTCGACTCCGACAGACCGCCATTGTCGAAGACCGACTGCATCAGCGAGCCGAGAGTGTCGACGGTGGGCGTGACTAGCTTGGTGATGTTCGCGGTGCCGTCCGCGCCGGTCAGGTCGATCGCCACGCCGCCCTTGGTGGCGGCCAGCTTGAAGGTGTTCGTCGTCACGGTCACGACGTAGTACGGGGTGTCCGCCGAGATGCCCGTCAGGTTGACGATGGTGTCCAGCGTGACCTGGTCGCCGGCGACCAGGCCGTGGGCGCTCAGGGTGAACGCGTCGGTCGAGACGGCGCCGGCCGCGGAACCCAGCGCGGTGCCTGCGCTCTGCACGTTGGTGGTGATCGCTTGCAGCAGTCCACGGGTCTTGCGCGGGGTGGTGTTGTCGGTCGGGAGCTGGTACTGGCCGTTGATGCAGCTCCAGTTGGCGTCCCGGATCATCTGCTTGAGCATGAGCTCGACCTGGTGGTCCAGCTCGTTCCTGACCGGGTTGACGGCCTCGACGTTCAGGCCGGAGTGCTGTCCGACGGCGGCGAGCTTGGTGTAGCTGACGCCCACCGTCTCCTGGTGGATCTGGACGACGTTGTTGACCGAGGCACGGACACGGTTCTGGTCAGTGGGCGCGTCCTGACCTTCCAGCGCGACGTTCTGGCCGGCCGAGCGCAAGTCCTCGGTCTGCCACTCGAACTGAGTCGCGGTGGTCTGACCGCCACCAGACAGGCCGCCGATCGCGGAGAAGAACGGCGTGTCTAGCGGGGTGAGCAGGTGCAGGATGCCGGTGTAGTTGGGCAGGTTGTAGGTCGTGCCCAGGGCGGTGATCCCCGACATGGGGCCTCCTTCGGTGCGGGGCTCGGCCGGGGCCTGCCCTCGGGGTTACTTGGGTCGCGAAGCGGGGGCGAGCTTGCTGTTCTGCAAGCTCAGTACGGTCCTCCAGTCGCCCTTGGACTGCGCTTCGCGGATCTGGTCTTCGACGCCGGTCGTGCCGCCGGGCCGCGGGCCCTGCGACGGGTCAGGCCGCGGGATGCGCGGCCCCTGCTCGGCCCTCCAGTGCTGCTTGCGCTCCAGCAGGTCGGTCAGGGCCGTCTCGATCGCGGCATCGTCGACCTGGCCGGCCCCGTCCAGGAAGTCGGCACCACTGGCGGTGAGCGCGTCGACCGCGTCGGCCGCGTCCACGAACCGGCCGGTGGCCATGGCCTTGATCTGTGCGGAGACGGCGCGCTTGGTCGCGGCTGCTGCGCGGGCCTCGGCGGCGGTCAGCTTCTCGGTGAGTTTCTCGGCCTCGGTCTTCGCGGCGTCCTCGATCGCGGCGAGCCGCTTAGCCGCGTCGGCGTTCGCCTTGGCGCGGGCCTCGTTCTCGCGAGACTGCCGCTTCCACCTCTCAGCCTCGGCCTGCCAGTCCTTCGGTTCCGGCGCGACCGGTTCGGTCGGAGTCGGCGGGTCGGTGGCCGCGGGATCGGCGGACGGAGCGGGCTCGATGGGTTCGGGCATGATCTCTCCCGTTGCGGGTTGGGCCGACCCCGTTGCGGGGTCAGGTCAGGTAGCCGAAGCGGCGCAGCATGGCGATCAGCTCGTCACGGCTGCCCGCCTGCTTGTAGATCTCCTCCGGCAGCAGCCGGGGCGTCATCAGCCGGAAGCCACGGCCCGACGGCGGGATGAGGCCCCGGTCGATGGCGCGCTGACGCTCGGCGCGAAAGAAGGCGCCGCGCTTGGTGGTGCCGTCGTAGGTTGAGGCCAGGCGGTGCCCGTAGGCATCGGCGGTATACATGCCGCGCCTGGCATTCACCACGGAGCTGATGTCCGCGCCGTCCCGGATCGCCTGCGCGCCGGCCGCGGTGAAGACGCGGTCCTGTTCGGCGCGGGGCAGCCCGTGGAAGTACTCGTCGGGGTCGGTGAGCTCGCCGCTGTGCATGCTGGCGACGGGCATCGACTGGCAATCGCACCGCGGGTGGCGCTGGAACCCGGCATTGTACCGGTACCGCTTTCCGGCCAGGATGACGCAGCGCGCGCAGGACGGCGGGGTCAGCACCCGCACGTAACCCTTCACCGCGCGGTTCGCGGCCATACTCACACCGACCGCGCCGCGACCGGCGTCCGGAACCTCAGTCCCGACCTGGCGAATCAGGGTGGCCAGGCCACCGCGCTTCGCCTCCGGTGGTGTCTGCCCAACAGCCAGGCGCCACCGAGTTTCAATCCACGGCTCGTACAGCAGGCTGGCCAGTGGACGGCCGTCCGCTGCCCGCCCGACGAAGGCGCCGACAACGAGGCTGCCGCCCGGGTCGGAGGTGCCGCCGTCCGCGGTCACGGCCGTGGTGACATACGTGTCAGCCGGGGCCGCTGCGGTGCGCTGTGCGCTGATCAGGGTCTGCACAAGCAGCGGCCCGGCGGCCCGCCACGAGTCGTCGAGACTGTCGGTCCGGACCGTCCGCCATACCGCCTGTGCGGCCACGGCCGCCCGGCGGGCGGTGAGCTGCTGCTGGCGGTAGTGTGAGGCGGCGACCTTCTCGGCGACCAGCTCAGCCACTGGGTACAAGCTCCGGGGTCTGTGGCGGCTTGGGGCCGGTCAGCGCGGCCAGGTCACCGCTCATGGCCCGGTCGAGCGCATCGGCGTCCATCTGCCGCATCCGCGCCCGCTGAGCGCTGGAGTAGCCCAGGTCCTCGCGGGCCTGCTCGGTCGGCAGCAGCCCGACCGAGTGAAGCTTCGTGACCGCGTCAGCCTTCTGTGCGTAGGTCGGCGTGGCCGGGTCGGCCCACAGCGTTTCGAGCTCCATCAGCGCCGGGTCCCATTCGCCGGTCTGGAACCTGCGGACCAGCCGCTGAACCTGCCCGTAGCCGCCGCCGAGACTGCCGCACTTGCGCTCGGCGCGCTTGACCAGCCGCGCCTCGCGGGAACGGATCGCCGCATCACTCGCGGCATCATCGGCCGACAGGCCCATGTAGTTCGGCGGCAGCGCAGCCATGGCCGAGGCGACTCGCGCCAGCAGCTCGATGGTGCTGTGGAAGTTCTTCAGGTCCGACTCAGGGAACTGCCCGACCTCGACCCCGTCGTCCTTGCGGTTCTTCGACGTTGACCAGATCCTGCCGGCCAGACGCGACCAGATAGACAGCGGCTGGCCGTTCTGGTCCTGGAAGTCGTCCTTGTCGAACCCCAGGGCCCAGCGCCGCGGGATGGCGTGGAACTCCGAGCCGACCATCATGTCCGTTGCGATCTTGCATGCGGCGTCGGAGATCGGCAGGATGTCCGCCAGCTCGCTGACGCCGCCAGGCACCAGCAGCCGGCCGCGATTGGCCAGCGTCACCACCGGCGGCGCGCCGAGCTTGTGATCGTCGCGGTCGATCTCCCGCCACCCATTCTCGCCGCCGAACTTGAAGTGGTGAGTGGAGTCCGGCAGGTAGAGGGTGGCGTACTGATTCAGGAGCGACCCGGTGAACGGGTCGGTGTCGTGCCAGCGCTTCACCACCGCGTACTCGGCGCGTGTAGCCGGGTCGTAGTAGGCGAAGACCTGGAGGGGCGACTCTGCCGTGATCAGCGGCGTGTTCGAGTCCTTCGGGTTGGCGCCGACGAAGATGAACGAGCGGCGCATCACCAGGGAGTCGACATGGGCCTTCTGGGACTGCTCGGCCATCCCATTGGCCTTCCACACCCGCCACATCTCCGCATCGCCGGACTCGGCATCCGGGAGGCGGAACCCCGTGACGTCCAGTCGCTCCTCGACCGCGTCGACGACCAGCCGGGGCCAGTTGATGACGACCTGCTGCATCTGGTCGCCGAGCTCGGCAAGCAACTCCGGGTGCAGATAGGCCAGCGGCTGGGTGCCGTCGTAGTAGGCGTTCAGGGCCTCCTGCTGCGGAAGCTCCAGCTGGTGGCGGAACAGCAGCATGCGCAGCCACTCGTCCGGGGTCAGATCCAGCATCAGCGCCACACCACCATCCGGCCGTCCTTCTTGGGCTTGTTCAGTCCGGCCGCGATGGCGTCACCGGCTGCTTCGTGGGCGAGGATCGAGCACATTGCGAGGTCGATCTTTTGATGCACGGAGGCCTTCGCCAGGACGTAGCGCTTCGCCGGCCGGGCTGCCGTGCGTGCGTTCGCCACGTGCTTGCCGGTCGTCGGGCATCCGTCGTGACGGAAGGCGGTGCCGCTTTGCGTGACGTCGGTCAGCAGTCGCTCGGCTGCCGCGTGCGTTTGGACGATGCGGTGGGTGTACCAGCGGATCACACGCTGGTCGCCATACTTCGCGGCCCACACATCGATCTCGGTTTCCCAATACCGCACGTCGCAGTAGGCGCGGACGACGTCGTAAGTGTCCATCAGGTCGGCCATGGCCGTGGCGACCTCCAGGCGCGGCACCTCGCCACCCCAGTCCGCCGGATCCCAGATGCAGGGTCGGTCGTCGGGGCCGTAGGTGGGCGTGAACTGGTAGCCCGACAGCGTCTCAGCGCGAATGCCGGTCCAGTCGTCCAGGTCGGAGCCGTCGAAGCCGAGAACGACCCGGGTTCGCCGCGGCACATCCATCGGGTCAGCGCGGGCGTCCCACAAGTTCCGGTCCAGCCACGCGCCAGCCCCGGCCACGATCCTGTTGCCGAAGAACCGCTCGGCCTGGCCGGGATCCTTCAGTAGCAGCTCGGCCGCCTCAGCTTCGATTGCGTCGAGGTCGACGTGAGCCGATCCCGCGTACACCGCGCGGTGGATCCGGCGCCGCTCAGCCTTGTTCTTGTAGGACAACGACGGCGGCGGAAGACGGTGGAACCGGAAGATGTCGTCGACCTTCGTCGCGGCCTCGGCGGTGGTCTCGGCCACCGACTCCTCGGACGGGTCCCACGCGTTCGTGGTCTCCATCGTCCGGCCGCCCATGCCCGCGGCGCCTCGGCGCTGCGTGTCGGCGACCTTCGTCATCTTGTTGGTGGCGTTCCACAGCTGCGTCTCGTCCTGGAGCACGAACGTCACCGGGTTGCCGAGCCGAGACTGGGCGGAGGACGTAACAACGTCGATCCGGCCGTCGCCCGGCAGGCGGATGAACTCCTCGCCGACCCGCATCAGTTCACTGAGCGGCCCGTTTCGGATCATCGACTGGAGCGGACGGTAGACGTTGTCCGTCTGCTCCTCGGAGAAGGCGGTGATCTGCACCAGCGGCGTAGGCCACGGACGGGCCATCGGCTCGCCGGGCTCGTACTCATAGAACCAGCCGCATCCGCAGCTCCAGGCGCGACAGTCGTACACCTCGCCACCGACAGCCCAGCCGTCGAAGACCGCCGGCCCGACGCCTTCCAGCGCGCAGACTGAGGCCGTCCACGGCCCCTTCCCCGTCTTCTGTGGAGCCACGATCTGCGACCGGCGGTTGTGGAACGCCGGGGCCAGCTGGCCGCGCGTCGCGTTCGGGCGGATCCGGTAGTGGTTGACCGTGCACCACAGCTGCCAGTCGTATAGCTTGAACGGATCGCCCTTGGTGAAGGAGTCCGGCACCACGCAGTGCCGCTCGATCCAGTCCGCCGCCACCCACAGCGTGGGGAAGTCGACGACGAACTCAGGCGTCGTCGTCGCGGCCACCGGCGATGACCGTCATTCGCGACCGGGCAGAGGCCTGCCGCGGCCTGTTGGGGTTCGGGGCGGCCGGCGCGGGCTCCTCGGCGGCGATGCGCCACCGGTTGGCCCGCATCCCGGGCGTGCTCAGGCCAAGAGAGTCGGCCATCTGCCGCACCAGCGTGCCGACGGTCACCAGGGCGCCGCGCTGCTCGGCCTCGGCGAAGCGACGGACGTACATCGCCACCTCGTACTGCTGGCCGTAGCGTTCCCACATCAGCGCCTGAGGCTTGGACCACAGCGTGGCCCACAGGATCTCTTCGCGCTCGTTCGGCTCGGTCAGCGGCCACTCCGGCGGCTCGCCGGTGCGACCTTCGGCCGGCAGAATCGTCCACTCTCCGGCGTCCCGTTCGCGCTTGAGCGCGTTCGGGTCCGGCGGCGGCCCGGATCGGGTCCGCGCACCACCACTAGGCATGTGATCACTCCAGGCGCCGCGTTGCGCGGCATGCTCGCGGCTGCGTTGCGCGGCCACTCGGCTTGATCATTAAGAGTCTTGAACCCGGCGGACTTCGGAGCGCCC